TACTGATGTCCATTATGGATTCGAAATATCGGCTTCTCAAAGATACTTACAATTAAATGATCAAGGTTCTGGTGTAACTTATAAAATTATAGTAATGGGTGTAGAACCAGACTTTTACGTAACTCCACCATCAATGGCAGAGGAAGAGGCTCCGCCGCCGCCACCATAAAGAAAGGCAAATAATATGGGATCTGAAAAATTTAAACTCGACACTGCTGATTTAATTTCTCTTGGAAAAAATGCAACATTAGTTGCTGTTGCTGCTGGACTAACATATTTAGCACAAAATATTGGTCATTTGGATCTAGGCTCTGCGACAGCCTTTGTTGTTCCAGTTGCTTCACTCGTGCTAGACTCTTTAATTAAATGGACTAAAGATAATACAAAGTGAGGCAAAAATGGAATCATTAATTGGATTTGGAATGTTATTATTTTGTGCTTGGAATGGTTTTCAGGCATCAACTGTGGATGGATTTGATTTCACTACGCGATGGTATGCACAAACAATTATTAGCGGACTAGGAGGGCTTTATATTATGATTCCAGAGGTTAAGAGAATATTATCTAGTCTTGGCGATAATATTCCATCACCGCCAGACTATTCCGAAAAGTATCAAAAGGATTTTGAATGTCTTTCTTATCTAAGAGATAGATGTATTGAGAGTGAAAGTAAAGAAGGTTTGGATTTAGTTATTCAACTAAACACGATTTTATTCAAAAAGACTTTACCGTAAAAGGACAAATGATGATAAAGTATCAACACATTACAAATATCCTTTTAGGATTATTACTGATATGCTTTGCGTCGTCTTTTGGTTTTTCAGCCAAGTTAGTTCCTGAACCAATTGCCAAGAAAACTGTAGCTACTGAAACTCCAGAACTTAAAAAAGTTACGGAAGAGTTCAATAAAATCGAATCCAAAGACGATAGAGTACTTATTTACAAGCTATTTGCTGGAGCGGCAGAATATCTCAATAATTGTCAGACAATGACTGAAACATCACAATTTGATCCACTTCTCGGTAAAGTACAAACATCGTATGGATGGGATCGCGAAAGGTACTCAGCTTTTACGGATGTTGTTTCTGACTACCTTATTAGCATGGATTATGAAACGCCTAAAAAATTGGAAACTAAAGATCAACGTAAGGATTTCGCAAAAATCTTTCAAGGTTTAGCAGAGGCAACTAAGTATGAGTGATCTATCGCATTTGGGAGGATGGGTAAATGATCCGAAAGGCGTAGATCTAGCAATGCAAGATCTGCCCTTTCCAGTATTTTCTATGCAGCATCAAGCAATCAAAGGCACTGGTGCTGGAAAAAAAATGTTATTGTATGATATCATTAGAAAAGTTGCTGGAACATTTCCTGTTCGTACACAAAAAATAGGAGACTGTCTCAATGGGTCTGCTATGGTGAAAATGGCAGACGGGTCTGAAAAACCGATAGCCGACATAAATGTTGGCGATATTGTAATGACTCCTCAAGGTAATTTAAAATCTGTAACAGAAATCATTAAAAAGCCTTTTGTTGGCAAAATGGTAAAAGTATCTGTTAAGGGGTACAATAGATCTGTAACATTGACTCCTGATCATTTATGTATGACTCTTCCAAATTTTAGAAGAGGTAAAAAAAATAACAAAAGTCTTATATCATGGACTCGTGCGTCTAATTTAGATATTGGCGATAAGTTTTTAATTCCAAAAACATCATCACATCTAGATATTGAATACGATCTAGCAGACCTATTACATGTTGAAACAATAAAAGAAGATTCCGATTTTTGTTCAATGAGAACAGCTCCTGTTCCTTCTGGAAAAATCAGAGCTAAAGGTTCTAATAAAGATGTAAATAGATATATAAAGTTTGATGAGGCATTAGGATGGTTAATAGGCATCTATGCCGCAGAAGGCAGTCATGACGAATCAAGAATCACTTTCAATCTTTCTCATGACGAAACAATACTTGCAAAAAAGATATGTACATATGTTAAAAATATATTTGGCATTGAATGCAGTGTTTATCAGGTGCCTTCAAAGCCAACAGTCTTGTATGTAAGAATCAGCAATAAACTCGTATCAGAATTTATTTATCAATTATGCTGTGGCAATACATACACTAAAAGACTAGATAGAAAACTCTTAATTTCAAAAGAAAGCGTTAAACTTGGAATTTTAGCCGGTTGGATGGATGGCGACGGTCATTTAGGAAAGATCGGAGTAAGTGTAAACGAAGATCTGATTAATGACATGTTTAATATTTCTATTTCATTAGGCATAAACGCAACAATAGTTAATAGAAAGCCAAGAAACGCAAGTAAAAAATCATACGCCTTAAATCTAAATACAGCATCTATATATGAAGTAGCTAATAGATATGCATTAAAAACATCTCATAAATGTATGATGGATCTAGGAAAAGCCGCAACTATCAAATCTATTGAATATGTAGATCCAGAATCTAATTTTGTATACTGCATTGGTGTTGCAGATGATCATGCTTTTATAGCAGACGGATTTGCTGTTCATAATTGTGTAGCTTTTGGTGCTGCCGGTGCTGTTGATGCTGTTAAGTGCGTGGATATTTATCTTAAAAAAGAACCAGAGTTATGGGTGGCTGAAACTGCTACAGAAGATATCTATTGGGGCAGTAGAAATGTTATTGGCAAAGGCAGATTGGGCAATGGTGACGGTTCTCTTGGAGTATGGGCTGCAAAATACATTAATCAATATGGATCAATTCCAAGAGGTAAATATGCCAATATTGATTTGACTGAGTATAGCGGGTCTAGATCAAAGACTTGGGGTAATGCCGGATATAAATTACCTACAGAATTTGTAGATATCGTTAAAGAACATCCAGTTACTACTATTTCTCAAGTTAATTCATATGAAGAGGTTAGAGATTTAATCTTTAATGGATACTCTGTAACTATTGCTAGTAATCAAGGATTTTCCTCAAAACGAGATAGCGAGGGTTTTGCAAAACCGTCAGGGAGCTGGGCACATCAAATGTGGATCTGTGCTGTTGATGATGAATATAAACGTCCCGGAGTTTGTGTTCAAAATAGCTGGGGTATCTGGAATGGAGGTCCAAAACGTCACGATCAACCAGATGGATCTTTCTGGGTCGATGCCGATAGTATTGAACGATACGTTCTAAAAACGGGCGACTGTTGGGCGTTTAGCGGATATGTCGGATTTAAGCCACAAAAACTTAATACGAGGATTATCTGATGAAAAAAAGCACGTTTCTATTACTATTGCTTCTCATTGCAGTTTTTATTCCATCTATAAATACTGATCTTGAGCTTGGTGGTAAGAAAGCATTTTCTATTGATATTGCTAAAAGCGAAGGTTATGTAGCATTTATTGTGAACGGAGATCAAGGAAGTGTTGACAATGAAACAGATACTATTACAACATGTGAATGCAATGGCGAAAAAGTGATTGAGCATGGAGATGGCCACAAAACACCATGCCAATGCATCAACTCTGGTGACGGCGTATGTCGTTGTGAAAAGACTGTTCAGCCATCATTTATTGGAGTCCAAGTCTTAGCAATAAAGCCAAAAAAAAACATCATATGCTTTACTGCCGATTGGTGTGAACCCTGTCGAAAATTTAAAACAGGAGAATTACCAAAACTAAAAGAGGCAGGTCTATCAGTTGGTGAGGCTAAAAATGGCTTCCGAGAAGATATAGAGCTTGTTGACATAGATAAGTATCCTAATCTGTGGGAAGCTTATAAAAAGAACTCTACTGGCATCCCCTGCTTTGTTATTCTAGATTCGCAGAGAAAAGAAACGTTTCGTGCCAACGGATACATTCCCGGAATGCATCAAACTTTGCTGAAAGCCTTCAATGAGGCCAAATGAATATTTTGATATTGTTCAACAAATATTCTCAGAAGATGGATTGACAATTGGGCCTTTAAGGATACAATGTTCTGAAGCCTTGTCGGTTCAAATTAAAAGTGTAGAGTCCGGAATCAAAATAATTTTTTCTGACCGCAAGCCAAAAGTAACACTGCAAAAAATTATAACATTTTCAGTGTCTATAAATGCCATCCATTTTTCTCAGAATGGAGGTGTGTTAGAAATAGATCATTTTCCAGATCTTCCTTTCTCGTATAATCAAATATTAAAATAAATATGGTTGATAGATATGCCAGCAGAAATAAAAAACTGCTGGTATTTTTTTCCGTTTTGAAGAAAGTTGAATATGCAAGTAGTTAAGAGAAATGGTAAACACGAGAATTATAACGTTGAAAAAATTCATCAAGTATTAGAGTGGGCAACCGAAGGCATTAATGGCGTATCATTTTCTGACATTGAGATGAATGCAAATCTCTCGATTTATGATGGCATTGGTACTCAGGAGATTCATCAAACCTTGATCAAATCGGCAAATGATTTAATATCAGAGCAATCTCCAAATTATCAGTACGTTGCGTCAAGACTGCTTAATATGAATTTAAGAAAACAGGTATGGAATTCTAATACCCCACCTGACTTTCTACATTTTATTCAAGTAAAGGTTGATAATGCCGTTTATGATCCAGCCATTTTAAACAAATGGTCAGTAGACGATATAAATAAAATTGCGTCCTATATCAACCATAAACGCGATGACCTGTATACTTACTCTGGCCTACAGCAGATGGTAGATAAGTATCTTGTTAAGAATCGTTCAACTGGTGAAATTCATGAGACACCACAATTTGCATATATGCTTATTGCTATGTGTCTATTTGATAACGTAAAAGAAGTCAAAGACGCCTATGATGCTTACTCTACCTTTAAGGTAAACTTGCCAACTCCTATCATGGCTGGCGTCCGCACTACGATCCGCCAGTTCGCCTCCTGCGTCCTTGTAGATGTTGGCGACGATCTTGATAGTATCTTTGCCTCAGTCCACGCAGTTGGACGCTATACCGCACGCAGGGCTGGTATTGGCCTTAACTTTGGCCGTCTACGTCCAATCAATTCGCCAATCCGTGGTGGAGAAGTAATTCATACGGGCTTGATTCCTTATCTGAAAACTTTTGAGTCCACTGTCAAGTCTACTTCACAAAATGGCATAAGGGGGGGAAGTGCCACGGCTCATATTCCATTCTGGCATTATGAAATTGAAGATATTATTGTTCTCAAGAACAATGCTGGCACTGACGATAATAGAGTAAGAAAACTTGACTATTCTATTCAGTTTAATAAACTGTTCTATGAACGGCTAATAAATGGTGAAGATATTACGCTGTTTAGTCCAAATGAAGCTAAGGGTTTATATGATGCTTTTGGGGATAATGAAAAATTTGAAGAACTTTATACAAAGTATGAGCGATCACGCAATATTACATTTAAAAAGAAAATTCCCGCAAAAAAGTTAGCAGAAATTTATGCCCGTGAACGTCTGGAAACGGGACGTATCTATAGCATGAATATTGACAATGCGAATACGCATGGCTCATGGGATGTTCCTGTATATATGAGTAACCTTTGTATTTCTGGAGATTCGGCTGTAACCGTTGAAGTAAATGGTAGATTATGTACAATTCCTATTAAGGAAGTGGTTGAAATGTTTGAAATGGGTAGTGAAATAAAGATACTATCTTTTGATGAAGAACAGAATCAAGACTGCTTCTCGAAGGTATTAAACGCCGGTCGTATTGCCGAAGAAGCAGAGGTAATAGAAATTTATGATGAAGAATCTGGATTCTATTTAGAATGCACAGAAGATCATAAAATCTTCACTGAGAACAGAGGATATGTTAAAGCAGGTGAGCTAAATCCAGAGGATAAACTAAAAATCTTTACCTAATTTTAGGCTGTATGGTGTATAACTTCTATAGAGATACGGCAACCATTTTTTCTATAGGAGTAAATATGTATATTGTTTACAAAATAACATTTAAAACAACTCAAAAATCATACATTGGATATACAAGTAAGGGTCTTTTAGCAAGAATGCATAAGCACGTTAAGGATGCCGCTGCTGGTAGAGATTCACATTTTTACAAGGCGTTGAGATTATATGGAATCTCTGATTGTATTTTTGAAACACTTTTTGTTTCAGATAATAAACAGGAGGCATTGAACAAAGAAAAAGAACTAATAAAACAGTTTGATACAATAGATAATGGCTACAATATAGCACAAGGAGGGACTGGTGGATGGGTTATCCCAGACTCAAAATATAAAAGATGGGCAAAATCCATAGAAGATAGGACACAGGGAAGAAGCAATCCAAATTTTTCAGGAGTATCTAATCAGAAAATACTAGATCATGCCGAGGCTTTCTTTAAAGAAAGCGGTAATAAATTTATCCGTACACATTGGCAGAAATATTGCAAAGATCATGGTTTGCCACAAAGTTATACAAAGTTCAGATTTGGTGGTGGATACGAAAATTTCTTAAAAGCCTTTAAACAACATTTGGATTCAGAAGAGATTGAATATTCAGAACAAAGCTTCTTTTTAACAAAAGAAGAAAGATACACTCCAGAATTTAGTAAAAAAATCAGTAATACATTGAAAGATAGACATGCTCAAAATCAAAAGAACACAGAAGAAAATCCCGGTATATGACCTAACTGTAGAAAATACTCATAACTTTTATGCAAATGGGATTCTACTGTCGAACTGCCAGGAAATTATACACCCTACAAAGCCAATAAGTAATATTGAAGACTAAGAAGCTGAAATTGGCATTTGTATGCTATCTGCTATTAATCTTTTAGAGGTGAATAGCGATGAAGACATTCAATTCGCTTGTTCGGTAGCAATTA